CACTGCCGCCGATGTGAACCCGTTCTCGGGCGCCATGTCGCTGGTTGTCGAACCGCGCTTGACCAGCGCCACCCGCTGGTATGTCACCGCTGACCCGGGCGAGATCGACGGCCTCGAATTCGCCTATCTCTCGGGCAACGAAGGGCCGCAAGTTGAAAGCCGCTCTGGATGGGATGTGGACGGCGTGGAGATCCGGGTGATCCTGGATTTCGGCGCAGGCTTCATCGACCACCGCGGCTGGTTCCAGAACGGGGGCGCGTAATGGCCGACCTCGCCCAACTGACCGCCTGGCGCGATGCTCTGATGGCTGCCCGCTATCAGGGCGTCCGCACCGTCGAATACGACGGCAAACGGGTCACCTATGCCAGCGACGCGGAAATGGCAGCGGCGCTGGGCGACCTCAATCGCCAAATCACCGGCACCACGGCGCGCATCGCCGTGGTCCGCATCCAATCCTCGAAAGGGCTATGATCATGCAAAACTACATCCAGAACGGTCACGTCATCACCGTGGCCACACCCGTAGGCGGCATCGCGTCTGGCGAGGGGCTGATCGTCGGCAACATCTTCGGGATCGCCACCTATTCGGCCGCCGAGGGCGAGCCCCTCGAACTGGCCATCACCGGCGTCTTCAAGCTTCCCAAGGCCACCGCTGCAGTGCTGACGGTTGGCGCGCGTGTGGCCTGGGACAACACGGCCAAGAACATCAACGTGCCGGGCGCTGGGCGCTTCCCCGTGGGCGTGGCGACCGAGGCTACCGGGAATGGCATCACCAGCGTCGCGGTACGCCTCGATGGTGTGGGGACCGCCGCGGCATGATGGAGCAGGACATTCGCGCCGTGCTGGATGGCCTCCGGCTACTGATTGAGGACAGCAAGGACGCAGGCGAGCTGCAGGCCATGCGCAACTACGCAGCCATCATGGCCCTATGCGCTGACCTCCGGAGGTCGGCAGAGGAGTACAACGGCACGCGGAACATCACCATGGTGATCCGCGAGTTGGAGAACCATATGGCTGCCGTCGCCGGGCTTTTCCCGACTTGGGACTTGCCGAGGGATCAACACCTCGTGGGCGCCCATGCTGCCATCAGCAAGCTGGCCATGGGGACTTGCTTTGGCCAGTCGGTCTAGTCGGCAGGAATTTCAGGCGGCGTGCTCGCCCTCGCAGAACGCCATATCGGTGATTTCGCGGAGGCGGGCGCGGTAGTGGTCCAGCGTGCCGACATGGCCCCAACTCACCTCCTCGGGGCTGTAACCGAAGTGGTCGGCGCTGTGCGCCACCAGCCGTGCAAGCATCACGTCGATATCGTTCTTGGCGGCGATGAAGGCGTCCAGCGCGTCGTCGTTGGTCTTGGGCATGATGGTCCCCGAGTTGGATTCAGGGACATGACGGCTCTGGTTTACCTGGGGGTCAAGTTCAATCGAAAACGGAACGTCACGCGAACATCTGGCCTTTCCCATGTCGCATGGGTGTTGCACGGAGGAATCGGGGCTGTTCGTAAGGGTTTGGAATCTTTGGGGAATGTGTTGTGCGGTGTCGCAACGCAGAAAGCGCCCCTTGGGGCGCCTCGCTTCGGCCCAAGCCTTTGATTTTGCGTAAGAAAGTTTGGTTGCGGGGACAGGATTTGAACCTGTGACCTTCAGGTTA